ATCGTATTCTATAAAATTATCTTTATCATATTCTACACCATATGTACCAATCATATCTGATTTATAATCTCCTTTTTCTGCATGATAACCCCAATGAACATTGTAAATTACATTATCTTTTTTATCTTCTTTTAGTTTTGCATCTAAAGCGTGTATAACCCAACTATAACTTATTTTTTTTTCTGCCATCTTATGTTAAATTTATATATAAGTAACTAATTTGTTTCCAGTTGTTTGATTCTTTCTTGTAACTCTTGAATTGACTTAAGTAATATTGGCACAATTTTAGAATAATCAACTTGCTGCATTTCATCTGCATCTTTCTTGCCATTTACAGCTTGTGGCAATACCTTATCTAATTCATGTGCAATAACACCATAAGCTCTTGATTTATCTTCTTTCCATGCAAAATCATATACATTTATTTTATCAATCATTGACAAACCGTCAAAGTCTTTATAGTCCTCTTTTAATCTATAATCTGAAGATGTGTTAAATGCTGTTGCACTTGAAGTGGTTGTAATAGAACCAACAGAACTTTGTGAAGTGTTCATATCACTATTATAAAACACAACAGAAGTATTACCTGTATCTTTACCAAATAGTATTAAATTTGGCGCACTACTTCCTTGTTGCATAAATGCACCACCACCGTTATTCCCATTGTGTACAAAAAACTTACTACTACTAAATGCACTATTAAAATCACTATGAACTGTTTGTGTAGCACCAGCGTGAAACAGAGCTTGTGGGCCTGTATTTCCAATTCCTACATTTCCTGAAGTATCAATGGTTAATCTTGAGCTACTAGCTGCTTCAGAATAAAATAATAAAGCACCTGAAGCACTTGCTAAACTCCATTTATCAGAACCATTTTCAGTTAATAAAACACCTGTATTAGAACCAGAACTTTCTATTTTTAACCTAGTAGTTGAGCCGCCTTTAATATGAAGTTTATTATCAGGATTTGTTTCTCCAATTCCTACGTTTCCGCCAGATGTTATACGCATTCTTTCTGTGCTATTAGTCATAAACAATAAAGGGTTTGAGCCAAAAGCATCAATATTACCTCCACCTCCTGTACCATATAAAAGCAAACCTGTTCCACTTCCTGTAACCTTTACTGTGCCACC